CGTAAATCCTGACAAATAATTTGTGTTAATATCTGTTATTATTTCGTTAATTGTTTTGTCTTCATATCTCTCTACTACTTCCAGTCTATCCAAATAATGCGTCCAATCTTTACATTTAACTTGATATTTTAACAATTTCGCGTCAATACTTTCCGCTACTTGAATGATCACACCGCCAAAAATTTTATCAGCTCCGTCTAAAACTTCAATCTCATCTCCCGCGACTGGTTTCCAAGTTTTACTACCATACTTTTTTGTCTGAAATGATAAAATATCAACTAAAGAATTTAAGACATCTTCTTTTCTAAAAGACGCCCAAGAAATGTAGCTGGTTCTGTCAACTGAATTTATGTTTACTGTTATATTCATTATGTTGCAACTTGTCCGTTCATCTGCAATGAACTCCACAAGCTATTTTTAACTTTATCAATTAAATCTTCGCCAGACACATCGCCGTTTATTACTATATTGACTGGGGCTATTTGTTGGCTTGCTCTCGCTTCTACTCCTGCCCCGACATTAACAAACCCAGAAGTTTGACCTGCCTTTGCCCTTGTTATCGCTTTTGCTAGTTCATTATATTTTTCTATCTCTCTGTTTATGCTTTCAGCTGATTGTTTTTCTCCTAATGCTAAAAACTTTTCTTGCTCCTTTAATGCTATTGCGTTTATTTCAAGTATTTTTGCGAATTTATTCATCTCTAAATTCAGCTCTTTTTGCAGTTGGTTTTTTTTCATTTCAAATTCTCTGCTAATTGCGTTTTGCTTGTGTATTAAATCTTCTTGCACTCTTTCAAATTCTGTAATACTCGCTCTTCGCCTAATTTCATTTACCTCTTCTTGATAAGCTAATTCTATTGTTTTCTTATCCGCTAATACTTGTTTTTCTCTTTCTAACTCCGCAAATAATAAATCTTTTTTATTTTGGTCTGTTTCATTTTGCCATTGTGCTTGCAAGTCTGCTACTTTATTTTCTTGGTCAACATAAGCCTGCGCCCACTCTTCGCCTAAGCTCTGCTGGTCTGCCTGCTTCCCTAACATTAACTCTTCCATTTTCTTATTTATCTCTGATATTTTTATCCCTAAATCGTTTAATGCGTCTTTAGAGTTATCAGCAAAGTCTTTTATTTTTTCTTGATATTTGCTAAAAGCATCAGCTGCTCCGTCAATATTGTTTACTATTTTTTCTTTAATTGCCGTCCCTAATACTCCAAATTCCCCAATGACTTTATTCATTCCTCTTAAACTCGCAAAATTACTCCAAGAAGTTCCTATTTCAAAAAAATCATTTTTAATTTGGTCTAAATGATAGCTCGCTCTTGTTTGAAAATCCCTTGCATTATTAATAGAATTTGAAAAAGTATCTTGAAATGTTTTTTTTATCTCTTCAGCGGCGCCGCTAAAATCTCCTTTCATTGCTTTATTAAAAGCAGAAAATACGGATAATCCTATTTTTTTAATATTCTTAAAAACTTTTATAAAATCTTTAGCAAAAGCTACAACACTTTTTCCTATATTTATAAATCCTTCAATAGATAAAGCAATAAATTCGCTAATTATTTTAGCCACATTCCAAAAAGTTTTGCCTAATGCTTTAAAAAATTTTCCCAAAGTAAGTATAGTTTTACTGACAAAATTAAAACCTTCAGCATCTGCTCTCAACCAGTCAAGAATTAATGCTAATTTTTCAACGGCAATTCCTGCAAATACCAATAAAGCGGCTCCTTGTTCCCTTAAAAATAAATCCCAGCTATCTTTTATATTACTAATACGCCCAAGAAATGTTTTAGATTGCTTATCCATTAAATCATAAAATTTTCCACCTTCGCTTGACATTGATTTAAACGCCGCTTCTACCTCAGGAAATCCTATTTTTCCTGCACTAACTAAATCTAAAATTTCAGCTTTTGATTTGTTAAGATTTTTAGCTAATTCATCTAAAATAGGAACACCAGCAATCGCAAAATCTCTTAATTCTCTACCTGTTAGTTTAGTTTGCGCTTTGACTTGACCAAAATTTAAAATTAATCTTTCCATTGGCACGCTTAAACCAGCTGAAACATCACCTAATGATTTTAAAGTTGGTAAAATTTTAGTCTCCTCAATACCAAAAGCAAGTAATGCTTTAGCTCCTTTTTCAACATCTTTTAATTCAAATGGCGTTCTAGCCGCAAACTCAGCTAAATCCCTTAAAAGAGTATTTGCTTTTTCAGCACTGCCAAGCATTGTGGTAAAAGCAATAGTTGTTTGTTCAAAATCAGCCGCCGCTTCAATCATTTTTTTACCTAAATAGCCGAAAGAACCAGCTATGCCAACTAAAGCAAAACCCATTTTAGCAAATCCTTTGTTTAAACCTGTCGTATCTTTATTGACTTTATCAAAAGATTTCGCTGTATTATTTTTTGCGTCTATGACAATTTGTAGTAATTTTTTATTAGCCATATTTATTGTTTAATTTTTTTGTATTGTTTATTTTCTTCTTTTATTTCTGTTTCAATAATATCTAAAAATACATTCATAATATAATTATCCTGTTTGTCTAATTCAGATGGCAAGCAATGAAATTTTTTGCATAAAATATAATCAATATATTCATCTGGCATTTCCGTGATACTTCCGCCACATATTATATTATATAAAGTATCACTTAGTTTTTTGGGATTTCTTTGCCAGTTACCTTATTAATTTCTTCTAAAACATTATCAATATCTTTGCTATCCATACTATCAAAAGTATCAATGCAAACAGGTTGTTCTTCATTGTTGATTGTTATCTTATCTGTCATTCCAACTAAAGCAACATCATTGGCTTTATCCATAGTCTCAAGTTTCATCCCCTCAATTTTTGACTGTCCGTCTTCTGTTTTCATTTGTAGTTCGCTAAATACTTTATTAATTTCTTTTTTTAATTTACGAGGGCAAAAATCTTTAATTTGAACTTCGCCATTTGTTATTTTAATAGTTTTCATATTTGACTTTTAATTTATAATATGATATAAGTAATATTATAAATTTTAATTATTAATTTATAAAAAAATTATGAAAATTAAATGCCCAAATTGCAATTATCAAGGTAAACCTAAAATTAGAGATAACGGTTCCTGTATATTACTTCTTTTCTTACTTTGCTGTTTCATAATACCGGGATTATTCTACCTTGTGTTTATGATATTCAGCCCTAAGAAAATTACTTGTCCAAAATGCAATTATCAATATGTAATTAAACAATAAATATTCTTTCAAGCCCTGCTATTACAGCAGGGCTTTTTTATTTCTAATAACTCACGACTTCGTTTGTTAAAACTACATCAATCATCTGGCTATCAGCAACACTATAGAATGCTTTGAAAGTTAGCGTTTGCTTGATAACATCATTAAGTCCGCCGTCTTTGCTCCATTCTGTTAATTTAACTTTTGCTAAATCAATCTTTAATTGTGGGTTGCTTGTTGCTTATTGCTTTCTGTGTTCCTGCTAAAGCCAATGCTTTATATGTTACCGCGTCATAATTCAATTCAAGACTTCCGCTAATTGCAATTTGCTTATTGTTAAAATCATCAGGTTCTAAACTGCTTAATACATCATCGCTCTCTATATTCTTTTCAACTGTCAAGTTTACATTTTTAGCCTTGATAGCTTCCGCCGCTCCTAATCCAGCAATATCATCAGCAAATTTTACTGTAACATCTTTTGCAATAAACTTATTTTCCGTTGTAATTGCTGGCGAAGTAGTTGCCGCCGCTCCTAATTTTGCTAATACATTTATTGTAAAATCAATATATTTTCCAACTTCTGCTTTAATTTCTAATGAATTAATCATTGCATTAGCATACGCTAATTGTTCTACTGGACTTTTAGCTTCTACGGTTAAACTCTGATGTATAATTGTTTGAGCAATGCTGAAAGTATGGTCATAAGCTGTTGTTTCTTTGACTGCTGAACTAACTGTTCCTAAAGCCGCTAAAAGAACTAAGCCAAAACTTTTGTCTCTTATATGCCCCTCAAGACTTCCCTCTGCCCATTTTTTAACCACCTTTAAATCATTGCTATCTTCAATCAATCCCATAGCTTGCTCATCAATTATAGTCTCAAATTTCTCATCAAAATCAAAGCTAATGAACGGCAACCAAAATGCTGGAACTGCTACCGTCCCCCTTGTTGTTTCTTTTGCAAGACCGACTTCACGGTCTCGTCCAATATGTTTGCTCATAGTTTTAGTAAAGAGATAATAATAATTTTATTATTTATCTTCTTTTTTATTTAGTTTATTAATTTCTTCTTTTGCTTTTTTCTCTGCCTCTGCCATATTAGAAGCTTTTACTGATATTTGTTGACCGTTAATATCAGGAAAAAAGAATTCTTGTTTAACTTCTTTTTCAGAAGTCATCATTTTGTTGTTGTAATTTTTCATAAATTCTTATTAAATTAATTAATTATATTTCAAAACATTTATTGCAAACTAATCTTATTTCTGCGGCGCGGATTTCTCCTGCCGGCGATTCGTATGTGTGCCAATCTGCTGGCACTGCTTCTATATTATCAACCGCTCCGCCTAACTTATAATCGCTATCAAACGCGTCAAGGATTGCATCAATCGCATTCGCTAAAATATCAATAGAACCGTCAAGCCCTGCTTTTGTTATTTCTTGATGGATTACAATCCTGAAAACATATTTTCTTGCATTCTCTGCCGTTGTGTCATAATCACTTTCAATATCTGACGGCTCAAAAGTCGCTGACGGATAACCTGTGAACTCGCCTTTATGAAAATCATAGACATCAACCAATAACTGACCTGTGCCTTTCAGTGTATCTAATTTTGCTTTAATCGCATTTTTTATTTCTACTAACATATTTTTTTAATTACATTATCTAATGCTTTATCAAATATTTTATCTGCTCTTCTTTGCATTTTGTCCCAAGTCCATTGCATATATGGTCTTGCTTTTATGCCTTTTCTTGCTATTTTTCTTTGTATTAAAAATGTTATTGCTCTTGCATTTCCTTTTGATCCACGCCCGCTAAATCGTCTATAATGCCTCTGCACCCATTCAAATAAAGGCTTATACGGTGGAAATTTGCCAGGGCGTCTGCCTTTTTCAACAAATATAGAATATTCTGCGTTAGATATTACTGCATAGGATAATTTGCTTATCTTTTTCTGTTTAATTTGTTTAATTAAATTACCGGTGCTGTGTATTTTTAATGCTCTTGCTCTTAAGACTGCTTTTCTTTCTATCTCCATTGATAATTTATTTAATGCTCTACCGAATTCTTTCGTTGTTATCTCTGGGGCTTTCTTTAGTGTTCTCTGAAATTCTTTTAAATTTTTAATTTTTATATTTAATTGCATATTAATCGTTATCAGGCAATGTTAAAACACAGCTTTTATAACTTAATGCTAACCTATTAATAGTTTTAACACCCCTAATTAGATAAGTAATACTATCAATCACAACCTTATCAGTTACTTGAATATCTGCATCAACTTCAACCCAGAGCCTAAAACCGACCCCAAATTGCTCTATTCCATTAATTGCGGACTGTTCTTCGTCTAACGGGCGTAAATAGCCAGAGACGGTCGTTTCTGCTGTTTCTCCATATGCTGACTTGCTCCCTGTTTGTGATAAGCGATATATAGCAACACTTTTGTCAAAATAAAATCTCATAATGTCTTTTTTCTATATTTATTTAAAATCATTTTTTGCTCTTTTGTTATTGTTCTATTCCAATCAAGACTAGCCCCCTCCGCACTCTCGTTATTCATTCCGTCTGATTTCCGTTGGTTATATTTTCTTGCTATCAATTCTATTGCTAATTGCTCAATCTCATAAGGCAAAGTTGCGTATCCCGCCGAATAAGTTGCTCTAATATTATTTATTCCTGAAACAAAATTGCTATTTTTAATTAATTTTCTATTATCAACTAAATCATAATCATCTTCTGTGTATTCTGTCCAAGTCGGGTTTGAATTGCTACCGCTTTTATATTCAAGTTTAGTAAAAATTATAACAGGATAATGTTTTAAAAATATTATATTTTTTCCGCCTGAATATATTTCTTGCGTATATGTTGCTTCGTCGAAAATTCTATTACAATAACTTTCCATAAACGCTGAAACCGCAGTCGCTAAACTGTCTAAAAGTGTGTCATAAGTTGTTACTGTAATTCCTAAATATGTTTTAATTTTTGCAGTAGTAATTGTCATTTGGTTTTCTGCCCCACTCCGTTTTAATTTTTGCAGTAGTAATTGTCATTTGGTTTTCTGCCCCACTCCATAAGGAGTGGGGCTATTAGTTTAATTTATTTTTTACCCTTTTGCTTTGTCATCTTTCTTTTCTTCTTTTTTCTCTGATACAATCTCCAAATCTTCGCCAAAAGCTTTTTTTTTGTCATCTTTTTTTTCTTCTTTTTTCTCTGATACAATCTCCAAATCTTCGCCAAAAGCTTTTTTTTTGTCATCTTCCATTTCTTCTTTTTTCTCTGATACAATCTCCAAATCTTCGCCAAAAGCTTTCGCTTTGTCATCTTCCATTTCAACAGTTGTTCCTCTCTGATATGTGTTGCCGTCAATCAGTAATGCCGTCAATCAGTAATGGATTGTTTTTTATTGTGTATTTAGACATAATTTTTGTCAGGAGCGATGAATAATATCACCGCTCCTATCATTAAGTTAATAATTTAGCTAATTGGTTGTCTTGCGTTTTGGTTCATTAAAACTAAAACAGATAAAGCAAAACTTGGCTCAGTTCCAGCAATTGTAGCTACTGCTCTAATGTAGCGTTTTCTTGCTCCAACTTTAGCTGGTAAATCTATCTTAATTTTTTCAGCTTTATTTGCTGCTGTTACCTCTGTAAAAGTGAAACATCAGTATAAGTTCCGTCAGAAGTTGCACATTCTTGAATTTTAACATTCAAAGTAGGCGTAGTTCCTGAAACTGCTCCTACGTCTAACAAAACAACAGCTTCGCCAAATCCTTGTGTATCAACCGCAATACCATTAGCGCTTGCTGTTAAAGTTTGAGGTCTAATTGTAATATTTTGTTTAACATTACTTTTTAATTCTTTCATATTTGTATGTTGGCTCGCCTGCCTAACAGGCGAGCCATATTAAATAAATAAACTCTAACTAAACTAATCAGTTTAGGAAGCCGCAGTCTTTAAAACTACAAATGCTGATGGAATACCGATTGCCTCTGCAATTCTTTCAGTTACTCTTAACGCAAGTTTGTTAGCCTCAAATGAACTTACACTTCCAACTGTTGCCTCTTTAGAGATTGCAACACCGATTTTCTTTCTATCGCCCAACAAAAATGCTTTTTTGAAGTTACCGAAGATAACAAATTTAGTTGAAACAGCAGTTGTAGAAACCATTTTGTCTGATAGATAAACTGGAATATTCCCCCAGATATAACCTGCTGGCTTTAAACCATTACCTTTAGTTGCGTCTGGTCCGTCAATTACTGGGTTAACAACTGATACTAAATATTGTCCTGAAGTAGTATCTTTCAATTTCTGAATAATTGCCCAAATAGCTCTGTTCATAACGAATACTGAACCTTGGACTAAAGAACTCTTAACACCAGCGATCATTGTTCTTAGATAATCAGCGTCAATATCAGAAAATGTAGTGTCTCCTGAAGCCATTGTTTCAACTGTTACATCACCGTCTTGTAAAATTCCGACAAATGGAGCTCCGACACCATTAAATCCTTGGTTGTCTTCTTCACCTGCTATTGCTTCTGCGAATAATTCAACAATATAGCTTTCCATTTCTTCATCGCTGTCTTCTAAAAACTCAATAGAAGTTGTGCAAATTCCTACCATTGTGCGAGCGACTAATTCTACATTACCGAATACTGGGTTGCTTTCAGTTCCAGCTGTGTTTTCTCCTGGCCAGTAAACTGAAACAGAAGAAGTTAAGCGAGGAACATTCTTTGTCTCTCTTTTCATATTGATAGTCCTTGCAAGTTTTCTGATAATACCGTAGTCTTCCATAACTCTTAAAATTTCTTTCTGTGTCTCTTCTGGGACTAAATAACCGCCCTCTGTGTCATTGCCTTCTGATAATGCTTTAGTTCGCATTTCATTTCCAGCAACTAAAGATTTTGCAAATTCTGCAAATCTTTCCTGTCTCTCCATTTTCTCAACATCTCCTTTTTCAAATCCACCATTCATAAAAGAACGGTCAACTTTATTCAATCCTTTTTCCTCAATTTTCTTATCTACCATTTTGTCCATTTTTTCGCCGACACTTTTCATCAAAGCGTCAACACTTGATTGCATAGCTTTTTCAGTCGCATTAGCAATAAGTTCGTTAAACTTTTTTTCGTTTAACTCAAAAGTTTTTTCTGACATACTTTTTACTTTATTTTATTAATCGTTTGTTTTATGAGAATATTTACTTGCTCAAGCACTTTATCAGCAACTTGAACCTCTTTTCTTAATTTTTTAGCAAATTCCTCATTTAAAACAATTTTTCTTTCGCCATCTGCCTTTTTCTCTTCTACCTTTTTATCGGTTGGAGGTGTAGGCTCTTGGTTTTTGATATATTTAAGTTTCTCAACTTCTTTAACTACTTCCTTAACTACTAATGTTAAATCTTTAATCGCACTTTCTGAATTAGATTTTTTATCTTTGACAATAAACATTTTGTTAATATCAATTTTATACTTTTCTCCGATTGCTTTCATAATATCTAATGCCTCGGGGTTGGCTGGGACTGGGACAAAAGATAATTCATATAATTCCCATTTTGTATATTTTCGTTTATATCCGTCATCATCTTTGAAATCTTCCCACGCCTTAGGCATAAATCCAATTGAAACTGCCTTTAAAAATCCTTGCTTATATAACTGATATACTTTTTCAGCCTCTGGATTAGCTTCCTGCGGAGCAAAACGCCCCTCTATGATAACTTTATTATCTTTAACATAAACTTTATCAGCTTTACCAATAGGGAGATTAGAGTGCGAATGAGCCCAAAGAATGACAGGATTTTTCATAAAATTCTTCTTATCAATTCCTTTTGGCTCTACAATCTCATTATATCTGTCTACTGCTCCAGTTGACGCTATAACTTTAAATTTTCGTTTATCGCCAGCCTCATCAATACTCTTAATAACG